AACAAAACCCCCCGGGGAAAAAACAACGAGCCACTATATTTATCAACAAGTAACATTAACGATTCTAGGATCTCTCCTTGAATAGTACCAGAAAGTTGTTTCTGGGGAAAACCAATCCGGCTACATACAGACTTCAATATCATGTATAAAAATGAATCCGTTTTACCACCGCAAGACCATTCTGACGTGTATTTCCCGGCAACCTTCAATCCATTGTAAAACATTTTGTCAGCATTCTCCACGAAAGGAACATCCGTCAAGCAAATATCAATATCTTCGTGGGAAGTCGATGCTTTTTCTGCCATGTTCACGGACACGTCAACACCATTACTATCCATATAATTCGTTACAATAACTTGATCTATAAATAAATCTGCTGACGCAGCATAATTCTCCACGTAGATGTTATATATCGTCACGTACAACAGTCCAGAATCTGGTAAACCATCCGCTATTATTTTAAAATTTCCATTATAACTGTCAACATAATCCATCGCGAGATTCTTGTCTGTCAAATAATCTTGCAAACCAGCACGAACGGGAAACCTGTAATCTTCCGTTTGCCATCCTTCATTCGAGAGGTAATAAGCTTTCTCGTTCCCTGACAATTTAACACACAAAGCACATTCCCGGTCTTCTCCAGCCATTCCCCATATTGAAGCGTGGTGCAAGGCCAGAGCGAATTTTATTTCCACGCTAATAGGTTGGCTAGATTTTTTTATAAATTGAGCTTGTTCTATGTAATTTTCAATTCCGTCAACCGTGAATGGCAAGTATGCAAAATTATTATCTCCCCGTCTAAGGACCGAGAGATTGCGACCACTCCACCCCAGGTACTTTTCCGTGAAATCATGGTTTTGAAGGAATGAGGGCCTTAACTTGTACTCGCTGATAAACTTAACGTTTTTACTCGCGGGTTCTATCTCCAATTCAAGGTTACCGATCGGGTATAACTCGGAATTCACGTTTCCAAGCTCCCTAGGCTCTAGCGGGATTCTCCCTTGTAATTTCCCAGCATTCGAGTATAGAAAACCTTCTTTAGCGAGGTCCGTGTAACGAGCGATCACCCATTTCCCGTTCGCTTCCGTGATAAAAGCGTCAATAGATGTCAAGATTGATTCAAGAACCTCGTAACAAGTTTTATCTCGAAAAGTAAACACGTCAAACGAAGCTTGAACGAGCATCGAGTTACTCTTGTTCATAGAAGACTCGACAAGAGACGAGAACACGATAAAATCTAGTATTATACCCGTTTGATTACAACAAAACCGGATCACATCAAACAAAGTCTTTTCTCCACTTGACGTGAAAGGGATGTCCTTTAATATTCCTATCCCATCACTTGCAGTCACACTAACATCGTATGGCACGGGAATATAAGGTTCAGAGTATTTCTCCGGAAGAACGTACCCCGTCCAAATTAACACGTCATTTTTATATAACTCGACAAGAAATAACTTGTTATCTACCGTGTACATGGATGTCAATTCTCCATCCACGTCTGCTTGTATAACCATCTCCAGTGACGTGCCGGATATTCCCGAATCAGAATCATCCCTGCGTAACAAGGGTGCTGCACCGAGAGACTTGTTTTCAGCCACTCCGGTATAATCCCGCTCTTTGATCAGAATTTTGTAATCATGATTATACTTCTCAGATTCCCATCTTAATATATAGCGTGTCCCGTACATACTCATGTAGTTAATCTTTTACGTTTATTTTCTGAATCAATCACGGCAACAAGAGTACTTCCTCGTGCTTCAAGTTTTCCCGTTACATTTAAATTAACCTCTTTTGTATATCTCTCCTCGGAACGATCAGTACGGACATCTAACGTATTGGAATAACTTCCTGAAGAGGAACTTCCCCCACCACTTGCAACCTGACTGAGAGAAGCTTTTACGGCAGTTCCCAACGCAACCAAGGCAATACCCGCTGCAATTGCAGCATAAGGATTTCCAAAATTCAAACTAGCTCGTATCGCAATCATTGCCACCCCTAACTGTATTGCAATCTTACCCACTTGTATCGCTAAATCGGCGAACACTTCCGCTACCATCGTGGCAAACCCTTTTAAACTCCCAGTCCCTGCAATTATTTGACCAAGACTTTCACCAAATCCCACTGCAATACTTTGAAACGCCTCGTTTATTGAAGCAGAAATATCAACGATCTCTTTATCAAACGCGGAATAATCCGTTACAATTTTTTGAAGAGGTCCCGTGTCTATCGGGGCTACTTTCACTTCATAAGTCAATGGTATATATCTATTTTTCCCGTCCTTTTTTGCTTGTTGTTGCATCTTTTCCAAGTTCTTAGCAATAGCAAAATCGAGCGTTTTCGCTTGCGTGATTAACTCCTTATTCTTGGCAACCATTTCTTTCTTTTGGGAAAGAATTTGAGTTTGCGTGTCAACCATCGCTTTATACAAGTTATTCTCTTCCTCGTAATCCTTGTTCATATTTTCAGCTAACCCGTTTTGAGCGACCATTATATCATATTCTTCTTTTGCCAAGGCATTCCTCTTTCTACCCAACACGTCAAGAACTCCCATTGCTTGTTGATTGAAGAAATAACGTTGCATCGCGGAATACTTTTCCTTGTCCTCCGTTTTTAATCTCAAATCGGCCAGCTTACGTTGCAAATCGGACTCTTCTTTTATAAATGCAATTCGTTGTTTCTCTAACTTCTGCCGACGAATTTCAAGGGTTTGGGCACCATTATAGGTTCCCTTCAATTTACTACCGTAAGCACTTAAAGCATTTATCGCGCTTTGTTGTTGTTGCTTGTTTAACCCCGTTACCGTCTGGTTAAAAGAAGTCAACAATTCCTTTGAATTTTCTTTTACCGCGCTCCAATCAAACTTCAAGGCAGACCACACGACCTTCGCTAGATTATTAACCATTCCAGCCAATCCCATCAAACGGTTCACGAATTGATTTTTAATGAACTCCCACAAATCCTTAATCGCTTGTTTCGGGTGCGTGAAAGCATCAAAAATCTTACCACCCAAAGCAGCAACCGTGTCCATGATCACCTGAAACACCGTTTTTAGAGGTTCGAGGAATTGACGTAACTTGTCTGCCCCGGCTTGAGTCTTCGTGAAATAAGCGACAAGGGACCCCAAAGCTACCACGATCGCCCCGATCCCCGTCGAGATTAGCGCTACCTTTAAAAATTTTAAAGCATTAGAAAGCAACCCGACTCCTCCTGCCGATCCTTCCATTCCTTTCTCCATTAATAATAGTCCACCCTTGAACGTTTTCATTTCCTCCCCGATCCGTCCCATTGACATACCAAACAACGATGCGAATTCATCAAGCATCCCGGAAGCCTTACCTTCAAAATTTGAAATAGCTTCCCGTGCTTCTTTCGCCCCTTTCTTCACGTCCTTCGTGTCAGCAGAAAATATCGCTTTTAAATTTAATCCCTTTCCCATACCTTGTATAAGTTTTTCAAGTTTTGCCTCACGTCAGTACTCTCCAAATCCGGGATCATACCCTCTTTTTCGTCTTCATCATCCCAAGGAAATCGCCACAAATCTCTCGGGTCTTTTATCCGACTCCTTGAATCCACCTGTATATTCAACAACTCGACTGTCTGCAGACGGATCAAGTTTGAATCAAGAATCAATTTTTCTTCTTTGGCCGCCATGAAGTAGCGAAGTTTCAAAAAGAAATCACCCACCCGCATTTCTTCAAACTCCGCTACCGTCATGCCCATCTGCCCGAGCGCTATCCCCTTGAAATAAGTCGTTGGAAGACGTTCTTTTTTTTTGACACGCCCACTTTTCCCGTAACATCATCACCACCCCCGCATTGTTCTTTATAGATTTTCAAGAACGACGTGATGTCCGAAGGCCTGACGATCTCGGATAACCCTTCTTTCGTTAACTCGAACTTGCGCCCTTCCATCCTTTCCCCTTCTTTTATCGCCGAGTACATGATTGTCAAAAGATCACGTGGGGTTACATTCCCGTCCTCGCCTAGTTTCGAGAGGTCATCAATACCTTTTTCCTCGCAAAAGGTCATCATGGCGTTCCAGTTCATTTCGACCCGGACTTTCTTTCCTCCTATTGATAAATAATAATTTTTCATGCTGCTGGTTCTACCGGGGTTAATTTAGACACTCCTTGCAAGGTAAGCGAGATCGTGGCCTCGTTCTCGGAATCGGATTTTTCAGAAAAAGCCGAAATAATCGCTTTACCTTTATAAGCTTTTCCCCCCTTTACAGAATAAACGAAGTCAATCGGTTCTCCAAGTAAAGTCATTTCAACAGCTTCATCACGCCCGATCCGGGTCGCCTTTTCTCCTTCCTCTGTCAACTCAACCACGGCATCAATTCCAAAACTGTATTCATAACCTGATACCGTTTTATTTTTTGTCCCCTCGTCATCCTTAGTTTGTGACTCTTTCACGTTTGGGGTAATATCAAACGAGTTACTCGTGGTGGCGGCAAATACCCGTTCTCCAATTTTCAAGGTTATATTATAACCTAATATTTTCTTTCCCATGTTATACAAATTCAATTATTAAACACTCCATTTTTCTCATGTATATATCTCCATCGGTTTCTCCTGAAACCGCCAAGTTCGTCACGGATAGATCATCATTTCGAAGGGATAACAAATTCTTCATAACCCGGTCTGAAATATCCTTACATTCGTCAAAATTTCCTGCAACAACGTTAATAACCACGCCGTGATCGTACCGGTACACGCCATCTTTATTAGACACTGGATTTTCATTCACTTGGAATACGGCATAGGGTAAACATTCAACATTCGAAACCATGTTGTAAGCATTTACAATCCCGTTAAAAATCCCTGCAATAACTTCTTCCGTGCGCATTACCTTTGTTGTGCTAAAAATTTATTAACCCCATCAACTAAATATTCAACAAACCTGTCATAAACTTGCTGTTCCTGTCCTTCCACCGCTTTATCGAAAAATAACCGGGGGTGGATTCCCTCTCGTTGCCTTGTATTCCTAAACCTTACCGGATTCTGGAACTTGTGACTTGAATGTCTTCGATTCAACGTTCCGTAATTCAAAAAATACGCTTTAAACCAAGGAGAGATCGCCAAACGATTAGAATTACCGACTTCTCCGAAATAACCAAACTTCAAGCTCGGGTTCATACCCTTTAGGGGCTTTATTTTTATCTTCACCCCTTTAACCGGGCTACCGCTTTTAATACTTTTCACCAACGGGGTAATAGCTTTACGTAATGCAGCCTTGGCAATCTTGTTTATTTCGTTCGGGTAATCGTTCAACAATCGAAGAACGTCATCCACGCCTTTCAATATAACCCGGTTATCTTTCATCATTCAACATTTTTATAGCATCCAATTCCATGAAAGGCCGGGTCTTATCATACACGACACTGGAAATATTATAATCATAACTTCCCCATCGAATAATACAATTCGTGTTTATGCCCGGCAGGGTGTAAGTCTCCACGTGGATCTTTTCAAGAGCTATCAGGTTACCATCCACGACCGATTCACTGGTAGGTAAAACCTGCACGTTAGCGAAAACAGAGGTCAACACCACGTATTGTTTGTGTAACTGCGCGATCTGCCCTTTGCTGTTAACCGCCTTCAAGAAAGTGATTCTATCCGTGAATGCCCCGATATTTATCTTCCCCATCTTTTGTACGCGTTAAGTAAATTAGATGATGCCTTCGGTAAATTTTCCACGCTATCAGCGGGATTCTCGAACAAGCGCCCGGTCACGAGCAATATGGCGGCTGTTATATCATCAGGGAACACGTCGAACCCGGTTAATATCTTAATCTCTATCTCGCTCCCGTTACACGTGTCCGGAAGGATCACCGTGCTGTCTTCCCAATCTACATCACAGACCTCGTTCCAGTCTACCTTCACGTTAGCTTCTTTAATCGGCATTATTCCGGTTTTGATTTGCCGGGCAAAATCACCCGTTACCGAAAACTCGTATTCTCGTAACATGAGCCCGGTGTAATTCTCCGCTGCAGTTATCGCCGCTTCAAGCTTCCCGGAGATGTCCGCGTCAAAGTCATTCGAGGTGATCCTCAAATGTCTTTTAGCCTGTTCCAAGGTAACAGGAGATTGAACGATATTAAGACGTTTAACCTTCATACTCTTCGCAAAACTTGATAATTTTCTCTGCCGTTTTTTCTCCAATCCCGTCAATTTCAACCAATGTCTCTCGTGCTGCAAGAACTTGCTCGATAGCCGTGAAACCGTTATCCAGTAACACCGCTCTTGCTGGCATATCTTCAGGTAGCTCATTTTCATCTTTTCCCTCGGTATCTTGCACCACGATCGCGATTCCTTCATTCACGAACCGGGTTGCATCTTCATCGGGGAGACATACCGTCTCCCCCCCGAAATACCCGTAGCCCTTGATCGATTTTTTGATTTTCACCAACATAATTTACTCTGTAATGATGTCCTTAATTGCCGCGAAACTCTTTTCATGCTTGTACCCGAGATCATGGAATGCATTTGCAACGATCTTAATATCCCCGCTCTTCGCAAGCGTGTACGGGTCAATAATGAAATCCAGACCTCCCCATTGCGCAAGAACAACATCCGCAAAATTTCCAAAGATCATGGCCGACAAATTAGTCCCCGTCCCTTTCTTAATATCGGCAGGAACAAGATTCGTAACCACGGTTTTGTACCCATTCACCTCTCCACCTTCCATAAGGAAACGGGCTGTTCCTTGCGACTTTTCTGTAGTCTTCATCGCTCCACGGACTTTCGAATTGGTCAGGTATGCCAATGATCCAAGGTCCGCATTTTCCACGGCCACGACAGTTTCCAAGCCAACAACCTTTTTCCAATCCAACACGGCACCATTTTCCCCACCAACAACAGAACCGATCCCGTCCAAGTTCAAAATACCTTTAGGTTCACCGGATACCCCGCTACCGTTAATCATAGCCTCGTTCAATGATTTAGCATGCGCCGTGGTTAATTCATTAATGATGTAATTTTCAATATCTATTCCGCTTTGGATAAATAATTGTTTCGAGTAAGCCCCCGTTAATGCAACACGTTTAGGTGACAATAAATACTTCGAGAAGGATGTTTTTTCATCTTCCACCTCCCCGTTTTCATCAAGCCATTGAGCGGTAAATTGTCCACCTTTCACGAGTGGTAAATTTCCCACTAACCCGGTTAAAAAGGTAACGCCCAACTCGTTCAATATAAGCTTTGCCCGCAAGGCATCAACATAAACAAGGCCCTCTTCTTGTACAAGGAAACCACCATCCGCGGGAACTGTCACGTTTTGTCCGGCTGCGGCACGTTTATTTGATAAAACAACGTGAGGGATTCCAACACCTTTCAATTGCACCCCGATATTCGTGGCCTCACGTTTAGCTTCCGCCGCCATTTCGCTCTCGAATCCAGACAATTTTCCATCAATGGCCTCACGCATGTACTTCGCGTAGGAAAAACGATTGATCTCCCGGCGTTCATTATCCGAAATGTGATTCGCCGCTAACGCCTTATCCGCCGCGTCAACAACAATGGCATCATTCAACTCCCGGGTGTATTCATCAACCTTGGTCAACAAAGATTGAGCCTCTTCCTTTTTATCCTCTCCTAATTTCCGGTAATTTTCGATCGTCTGGGAAAGGTCTTTTCTAATTTCGTGAATCTTTCTACTCATAATTATAAATTTAAAATGTTATTATTTTGACATCGCTAACGTGGCTTCCGCTAAACTGATAAGTCCATGAAAACTCCCAGCGTCCACTTCGGTATTACTATCATTTATACTTTGATCATACCCCATCAAATCAAGCACCTCGGACACTTTCATTCCCCCGATCTCGGAACGACTGTATTTTCCACCCAAGGAATCACTTATTTCGGATACAATGTCCCGGTCTTCTCCCAAATCCCTTCTTGTTGAATTCGGGTTCCCGGGTAACACCACCACGGCGACCTCTAGTAATTCTTGGCCATCATAATAATATGTCGGGTTTGATCCGTTTTCTGCCTCTTCACCCGTTCCCCAGTACCCTCGTTTGGTCGGGTTAAAGTAAACGCTCACGGCGTTTATCGTGCCTGCCAATATTTTGCGGAACACCTTATCGGCAACCGGATTCAAATCTTCCGTTTCAAATGTAATCTCCACGATTAACTCGTCTCCTTCCACCCGTGCAACTCCCCTACCGATCACCATGTCCGGATTGGACGAAAAAGCGTTATGCTGGTATGTCACAACCCCGTTTTTATCGTACCGGGTCAAATCCCATTTATCAACTGGCAACACCGTTCTGTAACTATCCCGTGAATTATCACTAGCGACAAACGGGATTGTCCGGCTTTCCTCCACGTCATCCGAAATTCCACGGACAAAACATTTACAATAATTGTCTATTTTCATGTTATTCTTCTTTATTGGTTTCTCCTACCACGTTCAAATTAGCCGGGTACATGAATTTCTCCAAACCATCCTCCCGGTTTAGTCCTTCCATGTTTCTCACCTCGTTACGATTTAACCAACCATCTTGTATTCCGTTATGGTAAAACGCCCCACGACTTGCCATGTCACCACGTAATAAACCGTTCAAGTCGAATTTTATATGATAGGAATTTGATTCCCCTTCAAAAAACAATTTATTTTCAAGCTGGTACTCGAATCGTTTCACTGACGGTCGTAACGAGTATTGAACAAACTGAATATCCTGGTGTTCTATATTGCTAAAAGTTGAACGTGATAAATCTGCCAGCATGTGAGGCGGTAACGAAAAAATACGGGCAATATCCTGTATACTGAATGCTTTTGTCTGTAACATCTGTGCCGCCTCCGGGGAGATTCCAAGTTGTTTTAATTTAATCCCGTATTCAAGTAACGGGGTCTCAAAATTTTTAGCGGACTCCGTGTAATGCCTCATGAAATTGTTATACTCCTTATCCCCTAGACTCCCATCCGTTTCGAGAACCGATTTTATATTACCTCCCTTCTCGAAAAATTCAGTCCCGAATCTTGTTGCGGCCATTCCGTTACCAATCGCCTCTGCATTATACACGATCGGGTTGATCCCTTTCACGCCATCAATCGAGAATAACATGAAATGACAAATTTCAGCGTCATTATAAATACCTTGTAAACCATCATTCCCGGAAATTTTATAATATTTTTCACCTCGATACAAACCCGGAACAACCCGAGAAGGATGAACAGGAAGTAAAGAGGACACGTCTCCATAGGAATCCCGGTTGATTATCACGTAAGCATTTCCCCAGCCATCAAGACAATTATTCAAAAAAGCCCAAAACGTGAAAACATCCTGGTACCCGTTAGGTCTTTTATGCAGGATACCATGAACCGGGTGATTTACCGCGATCTCCTTGCCGGATGATGTCTCTTTTAAAACAGATTTAGGCAAAGATGCAATATTCTCGCTACGAATTCTCATGGCAGCGAACACGGCTGTAAAACGCAAGGCCGTGTCATTATCCACGTTTACACCACTCAAGTTAGGAATAAAAGAAGGTTTCCATTCACTGACTGGCTTAACTTCTACACTCCTTTTTTGAAGTCCGATTTTTGATAGTAATTGTAAAAACTGCATTCTTGTGTAACATTTCAACAAAGGAACAACAGTTTTTACAGCCAATCAATGCGACATTGTCGCGTTTCTTCACTTCACACGTCTTTTCTCCGCCTAAAACTATCAAAAGACGTGTAACGGCGACGTTTAAACGCTCTCGTGTACTCGGTTTCGAGAGCCTCGTAAATCTCTTTTTGCGTTTTTCCCTCCCGCCCTCTTCGCATTTCCTTGTGTAATTCCTCGTTGAATAACTCGATAAATCCTCGTTTCGTGGTCATTTTCAAGACACGAGAGGAAACTTCTGTCGTATTTTCTGTTTCGTTTTCCATAAATTACAATTTTATCGTTCGAAGACCGTGGCTTTTGTACATTTGACTGGATTTATCAGCAAGTGTTCGGGACATGTGGCCAGCGACAGCGTTAACCAAAGCGGCACACCCGTCAACTTTCTCCGAGGAACGTTTCTTGTCGATTCGTATATTCAAGTTTGGATCAGTGTAAATAAACACGTTCCGGAACATCCAACGCAACACGGGATTGTTCATCAAATCCATTGACTTGGAAAGCAACATTCGTTGTAATTCTTTCGTGGGCTGGGATAAAGTTGTAATCCGTTGCGGTAACTCGTCCATCACGTCATAATATCCCCGGTCACCTAAATGTTGTATCACGCCATTAGCCGCCAAGAATGGATCATAGGAAAGATTTTTCACGTCATACCTACGAAGGATCAACTCGATGTCTTCTTTCAAGAATTCCGTGTCGATTATATTTCCTAAAGTGGTCGTGATATAACCTTGATCCACCCAAACCCTGTAATTCACCTTGTCTTCTTTCTCGATCATTTTCGCCTCGGGAATCCAGAAGAACATCTTTACTGGGTTATATTCCAAACCGGGAAAGAATAACGCCAAGGCGTTTATATCTCCTGTCGATGCTAAATCAAGCCCACCGTAACATTCCTCTCCCAACAGGGAATCATCAAGCGTCCCGTGATTATTACCCATTATAACCTCGTCACTGATCCATACCGTTGGGGCATCGACCCACAAATTCAAATTTTTCGTTTTAAACTCGACCTCCTTTGACGGGTCGTTCATGGCCGCTTTCAAGCGACGTTCCATGTAATCCATGTTGACAGACACGCCAAGATTCGGGCAAGCCTTGGTCCACGTTTCTGAATTTTTCCAGTCGTCTTTTTCATCAAGGGAAAAGATCAATATAAACGTGTCATCCTGTTCCTTTATCCCGTCAAGAATTTCGATGTACACCCGTCTTTTATCGTAACACGGCAAACTCAAATTCAACCCCGCCGTGGTTGTCATGAATATTAACGGTTGCGTCCTCGCTCCCATACCCGATTCGATAACGTCATAAATATCAAAAGTTGTCCAAGCGTGAACCTCGTCACATATTCCACAACTCGGGTTAAACCCGTCCTTGTTATTCGTGTCCCTCGAAAATGCCTTGAAAACAGACATCGTGTTCTCCACCACGATAGATTTTTTACTCACCAAAGTCCGCTTTCTCAAAACCGGAGATTGCTGTATCATGGCCCCTGCCGCACTCCAACAGATTGATGCCTGGTCTTTATCCACGGCTGCACTGTACACCTCCGCCCCGAATTCCCCGTCAACAAGTAGCATGATAAGCCCGATCGCCGCCGCGAGCTGGGTTTTACCGTTTTTACGGGACACTTCCAAGTAACCAACGTTAAAACGTCTCACGCCACCCGCTTTTTTCCACCCGAATATCGAGGCCACCACGAAACACTGCCATCCCTCCAGCACAAATTCAGCCCCGGCCCATTTCCCCTTGTAATGTCGTAACAAGGAAAAAAACTCTAGCGCCTTCATTGCCGCCCTCTCATCCCAGAATATTCCCTTCTCCATAGCGTACTTCAAGTCGTTCACGTGACGCTCGACTGTCTTGATTTCAAGGCGTCCCGCCTCCCTTTCGCCCGTCAATACACTGTTAATGTACTCGTTCATTTTCTTTATATATTCCTTACCTCTCGCCATCTCCAAAGTTTTTCATGAATTTATCAAACTCATCTCCCTCCTCTTTCTTGCCCTCGATTTTCACCCTAGAGGCCGAAGCCGGGGTAATACCCAATTCACTAGCTAACCGCGTGGCATTAGCCAGGTACTCGCTGGCCATCCGATCTAGCGGGTTACGAGTCACTTTCATTAGAATCCCATCTTCATTGTGCAATTCAATCACTCGCCCTTTCTTTTTTAACTCCTTTTCTGCCTCGATATATTTCCCCATCTCGCTAGCATACAGGAGAACCGTGTTAATATTCACGACATCAAGGACACCCTTGTCTGCTAGTTGTTGGGCTGTGACCTTGAAAACTTTTTTCGCCTCCACGCACAGGTAAGATGGCGGACCCGGGATTTCTGTTATCTTATCGAATGTTATTTCTTCACGCATCCTGCACGGTTGATCCGTCCCTTTCAATTTTTTCAAAGCGTTAGATATTGGTTTTCGCCCTTTTTCCATGTTTACCTCCTATTTAAAAATCCTTGATTTTGCACGCGTGTTAATTTAACTGGGGGTGTGGTCTTACAGATTTTTGCCATAGAGATTTATACCCCCCTTCCCCCCCCAATTTCATCGTATTTTTCGCATCACACTGTATTTCAACTATTTAATCATTTTATCTATTTTACACCCTTCAAATGCCCCAAAAATGCCATTTTGCAATGTCGAGATAGCAAAATTAATGTTCACTAAACTATTTCTTTATTGCACATTGACCTGTTTCGCATCTGTTTTTATCCCGCTTTTTAATCGTTTAAGCCATTCTTAGAACAGTTCGTCAAGCGTGTGAACTGCCCTGTTATTTATCCTCGTTTCTTCCTCTATGGCTCTTAAATAAATTTTAGTGGTTTCGATGCTAACATGACCTAACATTTGTTGCACGTCATAGATCGTGGCCCCGGCTTTCAAGGAAAGAATTGCCGCCGTGTGACGGAGAGAATGACAAGTAAGGAACTTGCTATCCAAACCTATTTCCCGCAATCGTCTCTTCACGATCCGGGACACCATCACCGGGTTTAGCTTGGCCTCCTTGTACCCCCGGGCATGAGAAACAAACAAGTAATCAGACTCGGTTATATCACCACGACAAACAATGTAGTCATGAATGGCTTCCAGCATCTTACTCGTGATCCCGACCTCCACGTCTTTCTCCAGGTGTCCCTTTCGCTGCAAACGTATCGTGATCTGTTTCCCGTTCCTCACGTCCCCAACCGTCATTCTACATATTTCCACCCGCCGGAATCCCGCCCGGACCATGAGCGAGATCATGGCAAAGTCTCGTTTCCCGATTATGGAACCTTGATCTATTGAATCGAGCAACTTCTTTACTTGCTCAATCTTCAAGTATCCTTTTCTAAAATCGTTACGTTTCTTGGGAGATCGAACTCCTGAAGCCACGTTGGTTGTCAATCCCCGATCCTCTAGCCACTGGAACAATTTACGTACCACGGTCATGTACAAATCAACGGTGTATAAAGATTTCCCAGACTTTAACAAGTGATCTTTATACTGGATAATATTGAACTTCTTGATCTTCCAGAAATCAAGTTTCGACACGATAACCCATATTAAAAATTGATTGATCGCGCACTTGTAAGTTCCACGACTCAACAGGTTCACGTCCTGTTCCCCCAAAAATTCACTCACTAATTCACTGATCGCTTTCATTTATCAAGTACGCTTCATCGTTAATGGTTCGGGTATGGCTTATTTTCCCTTCTCTCTCAAGTTCTTTTAACACCTCTACCGCTTCAACTCGCAACGGGAATAATATATCTCTCACGAATAACACGTGATTCGGGTGTTGTTTATTTAAAGCTCGTTCACGTTGGATTTTCTCTATTATTTTCAATAATACCTCTTTCATGCAATAATCTTTTATCTTTGTTACCTTTTTCTATGTTATGCCGTCTGCAAAGCGGTTGCCAATTCGTCTTATCCCAAAAATCACACAGGGGAAACGGGATAATGTGATCCACAACTTCCGTTGGTGTTATTATCCCCTTTTGTTGGCATTTCACGCACAACGGGAACCTCCGTCGAAACTCTCGGCTTTCCCTCGTCCAGCGGGCCGTGTGATACAAGTCATGACTACGAGGACGAAGTTGCATTTTGTCATTCTCCCGGACCTTGGGTTGCCAAGGCCGTGGAAGAGATTTCGGTCTTTCCGGCATGTTCTATCTTTTTAAATTCAACACTGACTATTTTTTCCAAAACTCTCAATCCCCCACACGTGGTACAAACCACCTGATCGTACTCTCGTTCTTGATCATTCCATTTTTTCGTGCAACCTTCACCCTCGCAACGGGGACAGGTTACAATCTTCGTGTATGTTTCCCGATTTTTCATACAATCTCCCCAAATTACTTAATTAATGATAGACGGGATTCCGTGTCTGATCAATGAATAATTCAGCTTCATCTATTGTTTCAAAGCCGCGCCAAAACGCCACTTGAGTCCAAAAAGGAAAGTACCATCGCCAACATTCTACCGCGTAATTCTTTGTCACTTTATTCGGAACTATTCTATATTTCTTTTTCACATCGTTTCCTCCTTTACCTGCTTTATTTTTTGTTTTAACCGTTCTTCTGCCGCTTTCACGTTAGCCATCTTGATCGCGAGTTTCTCTCTCGTTTTCAACAAGTCATCATCGGTATTTTCATCGAAAAACAGGTTATTCGCCCTGTTATAGGCAATATATTCATCAATTTTCCGTTGTACTTTCGTGACTTGAGCTTTTGCAGAAGCCAGAGTTTTCAAGCCTGAAATAAACTTTGGATTATTCCCCAAACGCTTGTCATAAAAACTAAAATAACAATTCACATGATCTTTCGGGTACTTGCAAACAAGCTTGGCCCGTCTCCAATTTACTACCCACTCCCAACGTTCATAAACCTCACGGGGTAAATCATATGTGAAAATTTGTTCCTTGTTACGGTTTTTATCCACACGTTCGATACTGATAGAAACCCACTTTTGAACTCCCAGTTCCCTTTCGGCTTTGGCCAAATCTTTTGCCATTTGAATAAAATCATCTGCACTCTCTTGTCCCATATCATCCATTCATTTCTGCATCATATTCGTATCTCAGCAAGGAGTTTAGATTTGAAAGTATCTCCTCGTATGTTCCAAAAATCTTGACGGCATCATCAGATCGTGCCCCAGGACCATTTTCCAATTGCGTTTTGACTTCTGTAATTCTAGCGATCTCTTCACGGATAAAAGTAAGATTCGACCGAAGAATATTCATATTTAAATTAATTCCGTTCATTTTATTCCTGACTTTTAATTTCAGCACATATTTTCCGAATCATCTTTCATGTTTTATCGAGATTCAACTTTACCGGGACTTCCGTTAGAATATCGTAGACTTCATCTGTCAATTTATGTTTCATTAAATAACAAGCAGCTTGAAAATCTTCCCTATCAAGTTCTATTTCTAGTTTTACTTTCTTCTTTCTCATTACTTTAGCCTTTTATCATGTTTATCGTGTACCCACTTTCTCTCAAGAACATCTCGACCGCGGACCCACTCACTTTCATCTCTCTCCCTAGCTTGATCATCCCGGCGATGTTCCGGCGATCACTCCATGCCTTGAAAAATTTCGTTGTCACGTATTTATTCAACAGTTCCACGTATTCATCCGGAGTCATGACCTTGCACACTCCCGACGGGTTTGTTAACTCAATCATCGCCACAAACAATATTGTTAATTATCCTAGCCTTTCTTATCTTTATGTGATCACGAATAACCGTCAAAATTCCCATCGAGGCTCAATACAGCTTTTGTTCACCTTGAAACGGGTAGAACCTCGTCATAGCCTTGTTATGCCGGAAAAACACGTACCCTGTTTTCCCGTCCCTCTGTTTCGCCACGATCAGCACCCCGATTCCCGCCGAGGGAATAGATTTATTGTCGTACTCGATCTCCTTTATCTTGTAATATTCAGGCCTGTACAAGAGGCAAATGATGTCGGCATCTTGCTCTATCGAACCCGATTCACGGAGGTCGGCGAGCATCGGTTTTTTGTCCGATCTCTTCTCCGCCTCGCGGTTAAGTTGCGAGAGCATGATGAAGGGAACGTTCAACTCCTTGGCGATGATCTTCGCCGTACGACTGATGTTAGAAACTTCCTGTTCCCGGTTCCGGATGTTATCGACCTGGCTTCCAGTGAGCTGCAAGTAATCCACCACAATTAACCCACACTTCCCGCGCTTGTGCATGAGCCGGGCGTGATTACGAATGTAGTTTATCGTCACGGAGGGCTTATCGTCGATGTAAACGGGTAACTTCTCGATAACCCCGGCGGCCCGGTGCATCTTCAACACCTCGTCCTCGCTTAACTCCCCGCCCCGGAATCGCTCGACAGAAATATCACACTCTGACAACAACAACCTGTTAGCCAGTGAAACGTCAGACATTTCAAGGGAATACATGCAGGCTGGCACCCCGTGTTTTGCCGCGGTCTTCAACATCTGCAACGCCACCGCAGTTTTCCCCATCGACGGGCGTGCCCCGATAACGATGAACTGTCCCCCTTGCCACCCGTTCGTCAGCTCGTCAAGCTCCACGAATCCAGACGGGACCCCGGTAAATATTCCCTTCTTCCTGTTTTCCTCCCGAGTCTCGTAAGCTCGTAAAGCTCCTGCCACGATCGTGCCAACGTGCTTCATTCCACCCTCTCCCGCCACGATGGCGTTCACCCGGTCCAATTCCCCGTTAAATCTATCCACGACCTCCACCACGTCTATTGTCGTGTCCCGTGCCACCTGTTTCAACCTCTCGCAAATCGCTATCACCTCTCTCGCCAGGTAACGCTGTTTCACGATCCAGGCGTGTTCCACGATGTTGGTCACACCCGCCACGAGGTTCGTCAACCCCGCAAGGTAATGTACCCCCCCGTTATCGCTCAACACATCGTTCCCAGTCATCCCCTCCGCTACCGTGAGTAAATCAACGGGCTTGCTTGACGAGTACAACCGTGTGATCTCGTTGTAAATTTCCCGGTTCACCGGCTCGTAAAAACAATCGGGATTCAAGATCGAGGAAACACGAGCCAGGGCATCGGGTTCCACCATGATCGTGCCCAGTACAGCCTTCTCCAGTTCTATCGCCCGTGGCAGGATTTGTTCCTCAATCGAATTTAACGCTTGTCTTGTGTTCATCGTCTATCGTGTTTAAAGATTCTACCGGGTACTCTGTCTCCCACCTGCGCTGGTTGATCCACGTTTTCAAGTTGGCGAACGAGGGAACGAACTCGCCACGTTTGGCCGCTTGCTCTCGCCATCTCATCAAGTTTTCCAGTGCGGGGAGTAACAACGGGACGATCTCGGTCACGTGCCCGCTGTATTTTTTCACGAACTCGTTAAATTCCGTGTCAAGTCCCCTCTTCGTCCCGGGGTAACGTTTCCGGAATATTTCAAATTGATCTTTCAAGGAAACTAGATCAACTTCCCCTTTGGGGGATCGGGGGGAAGTTTCTTTATTTATTTCTTTATTCTTCTCTTCTTTATTCTTCTCTTCTAGTATAACTTCGTAATTCGATTGTAATACGTTCGTATTACGTTCGTATTTTAAGGGTAATTCTTTAACCTTATTCCACCGACTTTCAATAGCCTTTTTAGCTGCTAATGAACGCCTTGTCTTATTTTCTTCCCAAGCACACATTCTCTTAACCAAAGTCTCGCTCATAAACACGACCCCACCCTCAACCGCAAATAATTGGTACCCCCTAACAACCGCCTCAATTTTTTGAGGGGTGGTATTATATTTCCTCGCCAAAGAGGGTAATAATGCCAATGGATATTTATAATCCGGCTGGTCTCTCAACACCTCTATAAGCATCCAGTAGATACCGTACCCCTCCATTCCTAGCTGGTCGATCAACAAGGCACATTTCGGGTCATCCTTGGCGTTACTGTCATGCGTGAAATAATAAGCATCCTTGCTCATGTTTATTTGTTAAATTATTTAATACTCACATTCACACCAAGATCGAACCTCTGGGCTCACCTGTATAACGTGAACCTCATGGGAATCCGGCGTTATTTTAGCATCAAGCGTTCCCGTCAGATGATTATATCCTTTTATTGGCTTCTCGTTATAATACTTTTGACGAAACATTTCCTCTCGTAAATCTCGTTTCACGTTCTTTCCTTTTTCCATAAGCTTGGTTTTAAATTTCAGATTCTCGCTCGTGCTGATAAAACTCGCACCTATTCATTCTCTCTGATAAAGCGATAAGCCGGGCAACTTCCAACCGAATCATGTAATTCCGATCACCATCCTTGACCTCGGGAAGAAGACCCCATTTTATCCAATTATCAATAATATCCCTCCCGTATATTTTGTAAGCTTTAGCTTTAGAAATAAACGGGGCAGCATCACCTCTTTGAACAAGGGTTTCATGGACGGAAAGTTTCACGTCTGCCACCCTTTTGTCTAGAGCAGCTTTAATTTCTTTAAGCTGTTGTGCGGTGTATTCAGATTGGGTCATGATAACATTATCTAGTCATTACCGGCTTCTTGGTCATCACGCAACCATAATATTTGATAGCAGTATTCCTAATTGCATCCGGTTGTTCTCCCTCTGTCACGAAACGCAAAGCGTTGCGTACCGTGTGATCTGACACGCTAAAATGTTTCGCCAGTTTTTGAATAACCCCTTTGTCGTATAAAATTCTTGCTTTATAAATTGTCATAGCTTAAAAATATTAGTACATTTGAAAATTATTGTTTCAGTTTCCGTTTTGGAAGCCGTTTTGTGATTAATCATGATGCAATAT